AAAAGGAACCAAAAGACGGACTAGAAGGACTAAAACAATTAGCCGCCGCGTTCGGTCCTAAACTGGAAGAAATAAAAACGGAAGAACAAAAGGCCAAAGAATACCAGGAAGCAAAAGCGGCCCAAATTAATAAAGAAATACGGGACCTTTGGGCGGGAACTTTTATAGCTTATACACAAAGCGGAAATAGTGTAGACAGGGCAAAAGCTAAAGCCTGGGCAGACGAAGCTATAAACGAATACAGGGACCGTTTTATAGAATAATCAATTTTTTGTACATTTACAATAAAAAATTTTATGAATCAAAAGACTAAAAAAATATTATTTGCAATTACTGGCCTTTTATTATTTCCGGTCCTAATAGCCTGTTTAATGTTAGACCGCCTTTTATTAGTAATTCTTTTACATTTAGAAGTTAAAAGCCTGGGCGCGCATTTAAAAGATTTAAGGCTATTTGTACCCGTTCTTTATAGATTACTTACTTTGTCAGTATTAACGCTTTTATTTATACTTATTTCTTCAAAATTCTAATAGTTTTATATTATTAGGCTTTTGAATAATCAAATTTTTTTCAAATGGAAGCAAATAAAGACAAACCAGGGAAGCGCGGAAGGCCGCCAAAGGAAAAAAAAGAACCTTTAGAAGCACCAAAAGGCGCCGGCGGCAAAAGATTAAACGCCGGGCGTAAAAGCGTCCAGGAAGAACAAAAAATAACTAATATTTTTACCAGCGCTGTAAAGCGTATTTTTGGCGAAAAGGACAAAGACGGAAATTTTGTAAGCGAAGCGGAAGAAACGGAAGCCAAAATAAGGCTAATAGTAGATCTTTATACTTTTGCCCGTGGAAAAATTTTTGTAGCGGAACACGTTTTAGGGAAGCCGCGCGAAGTAGTGGACCTACAAATAAATAAAAGTCCGGATCTTAGCGAACTAAGTACGGAAGACATAAAAACGCTTTTAGGGGAAAATGAATAAAAAAGACCATTTAAAGGAAGCTTTAAGAATGGAATTAGCGCGCCGGGACTTTTGGCGCTTTTGTTTATTTATAGACGCGGAAATATTTACAAAGCGTCCGTTTTTAAAAGAAGTAGCGGAAGCCATGCAGCAAATAGAAGACGGCGAAATTTTAAGCCTTTCTGTAAGTTTACCGCCTAGGGCTGGTAAAAGCTATATTACTTCTTTGTTTTGTGCGTGGGTAATAGGAAGGAACCCGGAAAAGTCAGTAATGCGTAACACTTGTACGGCTACGCTTTATTTAAAGTTTTCCTACGACGTCCGGGCAATTGTCAAAAGTGATAAATTTAAAAAGGTTTTCGACGTAGAATTAAGCCAGGATAAAAGCAATTTACAGGGCTGGAATACAAACAGCGCTAAAATGGTTAGTTATTTCGGGGCTGGCGTGGGCGGTACTATTATAGGTTTTGGGGCGTCAAAAGTAGCCATAACAGACGACCTTTATAGAGGTATAGAAGACGCTTTAAGCGACACGGTAAACGACCGAGTTATACAATGGAAAACTTCTACCCACGACAGCCGACTAGAGAAGGGTTGCAGCCGTATAGACATAGGCACGCGCTGGAGTATTAACGACGTAATAGGCCGTAGTATGGAAGCCGGGGAGTACGAAAAAAGTATAGTAATACAGGCTTTAGATAATTCCGGGCGGTCCTTTTGCGAAGACGTCCACAGTACGGCGGAATACGAAGATATAAGGAAGAAAACGCCCCGCGAAATATGGCAAGCGGAATATCAACAGGAACCCGTAGACCTGGAAGGCCGCCTATTTTCAAACCTGGAAACTATTACACCGGCCGAACTGGAAATATTAAGGCCCAAAATTGCGGGCTGTATTGCTTATATTGACGTAGCGGACCAGGGAAAAGACTATTTAGCCGCGGCCGTAGGGGCTTTAATTGACGGAAAAATATACATAGTAGAAACTTTATTTACTAGGGAAAATACGGACATTACTATAGGCCTGGCGGCTGCCCTTTTAAATAAGTGGGGCGTGGCGTATTGTCGCGTAGAATCGAATAACATGGGCGCCATGTTTTCCAGGATCTTACAAAAGCAAACTAAAACGCGTATTTTACAAATAGTAAACCAGTCTAATAAAATAACGCGTATAATAATGCAAAGCGCCGTTATAATGAATTACTTCGTATTTGTTAATAATAATACGCCCAGCCACATTTTATTTATGCAAAATGTACACGGCTTTAGTAAGGAAGGAAAAAATAAAAACGACGACGCGCCGGACTGTTTAGCGGGCCTTTCAATGTTTGCCCAGGCCATGTTTAAGCAATTGTTTATTTATAAAGCCCAGTAAAAACAAGCGAAAGCAAAAAAAACAAATGTTTTTTTAGTTTTTTATTACTTTTTATTTGGAAGTAATAAATTATTTGTTACCTTCGTTAAGTCAAACAAACAAAAAGTAATAAGATGAAACTAATTAACGCAATAGCAAAACTAGAAAAATTAACAGGCCAGGAAGTAACAATAGATAACGGGCTTTATTCTTTTAATTTCGGTAAAAGAGTTTTAGAATTTCGCGCAAATGGCCGGTTTTCTTTAGAAGTGGAAGTAGTTTTTTTTACAGTTAGAAGAAAAAACGATATTAGCGACGCTATGACAGATTACAGCGCGGGGAGTTTTTACCAAACATTAAAAGGCGCTATAGAAAGCGCAAATAATTAATAAAAAAAAGCCTTAGAAATAGGGCTTTTGTTTTTTGATCTAAAAAAAATAATATAAATTTGGTAGTAATAAATAATTTATTATATTTGTTAAGTCAAACAATTAAAAAATATAAAAATGAACACTAAAACAATTTTTGAAGCAAGCGGCGCAAATTATACTACTACTAAAGTAGAAGCAAAAGGTAATATTTGGGCTATTACAGTAACTACAGGCCGTTTTAACTATATTACAGTTCGTAAGGTTACAAATAACCCGTACAAAGGACCAGGGCGCCGCTTCGACAATTTCAACGAAGCACAAACAGCGTATAAATGCGAAGCGCTAAAAATGCAATTAATTTTACTAGAAACGGGGCTAATTTAAGCCCCTTAATACTTTAGGAAATGAAAAAATGCAGAAAATTAGATTTTGGCTTTAAGCCTTCATTTGGAGTAAAAACAACTTTTATTTATTCAAAAGAAATGGAAGAACTAAAACAAAAAAAATGTTTTCCTTTTAAGAAAAATAAGGAACCTAAAAAAGAAGGCGAAGGATTTATACAAATGGCTACAAATGATTTACAATATTTAGAAAACGCAATTAAAAAGGATCTTAAAAAAATGGAAATAGTAACTATTACCTATTACGAAAAAACGGACTTAGAAATAATTTTAAACTTCCAGGAATACTTTATAAACGAATTAGAAATAACGCCAAATTTAGACCGCGAAGGCTTCGGAAGTATAAAAATAGACAGTTATAAAGCGTTTTTTTATAATGGCGACGCGGACCAGGAAGAAATTAAATTTAGCCCGGAAGCTATAGCAGCTTTAGAAAACGAATTAAAGGACTTTTACGACTGGGACGAATATAAAAAGGACCAGGAACCGGACCCGGACCGCTACAGGGACTAAAAAAAAGGCCAGCTACTTATTAGCTGGCCTTTTGTATTTTAAATGGCTTTAAACATCTAATAAAGCCCTTTTTTCTTCAATTGATAAAACTACGCCGGAAGCGCCTATTTTTTCTAAAGCTTCCGCCCTGGTTTTTAAAGCTGTAGCCGCTGCCATGGCGTCAACTTGTAAGGCCGCCACATGCGTAAAGTCCGCTACTAGCCTTAAACCTTCTTTGTCTAGGCCTATTTGTTCGGTTATACTATCGTAAATTTTACACGTTTCCGGTATAATAGTATCAGTATAGGCCATTTTTACGCCTTCTTTTACATTTGTAAACGTCGCGCCTTTATCCTGGCTAAATAAATAAATATTAAGGCCGTAGGCGTCAATTAAAGCTATTTTGTCCGCGTCCAGTTCTTCAAATAACATAAGGTCTTTAGTAGGAAAAGACATAGGGGACCAGCTTACGTCCGCTTCCGTTATTATAAGTTCGTCTTTACTTCGTCTATACCAGTCCGCTTGTATTTCTTTACGTTCTTCCGGCGTTAATGGAATGGCCCCGCCTATATCGGAATTTTTAGCGGACAAAATACCTATAGCGCCTATATTTTCTAGTAATACATTCCGTTTGTTATAAGAAGCCCGGATATTAGATAAAGGATATTTTAAAGCGTCTAAACGGCTTACTGGCTTAATTATATTCATTCCGTCCGGCGAAGTTATATAAACTACGTCTTTTACTTCTAAATCTTCTTTGTCGCCGTCGTCGTAATGGAAAATATATTTTTGGATTAGGCCTTCCGTTTCAATTTGTTTTAGTTTTTTTCCTGTAGTTACAATTTCTACGCGGTCCGAAGGTAACGGAAGGAATAAAGTAATAATATCAAAAGAACGTTTAGGCGCGTAAAT